GGATCGGATCACCGCCGGCGTGGCCGTGACGATCTATCCGACCAGGACGTTTCCGTGGTCGGCTGGCGGCACGTGGGCGCTCGAAAGGTACGACTGGGACGGGGCGGTGCGCGTGACGTACACCCCGTCGGGCGGCACGCCGCAGACGCTGGTGGCCGTGATCGACACGACGCATTCGTTCAGCTGGTATGGGTCGGTTGAGGTCCAGGGTCAGACGTTCCGCGTCGACGATTTCGTGGCGAGCAACGAAACGCTCCCGGCGCCTAACATGATCAGGCTGCTCGGCCCCGGCGGGATCGTCTCCACCACAGCGTTCGGCACAACAAAGGCCGTCAGGTGGATCGGCCCGGGCGGCGTCGTTTCCCTCGAAGCTTTTGGTGTCACGAAGGCGATCCGTTGGGTAGGACCCGGCGGCGTCGCGTCGCTCCAAGCGTTCGGTGTCGCGGACCTCCTTCGTCTGCTAGGCCCCGCAGGCGTCGCCTCCGGGCAGGTGTTCGGGACGACGAAAGCCATCAGGCTCGTCGGACCCGGCGGTGTCACGTCAGCCGAGGCGTTTGGGAAGCCCACGACGATCGGCGGGATCCTCGGCCCGCTCCAGCTCCTCGCGATCGGCATCCCCAGTGCCGAAGCGTTCGGCGTCCCGGACGTAATCCGCTGGATAGGACCGGCAGGGGTCGCCTCAGCACAGACGTTCGGAACCACGAAGGCGCTCCGCTGGGTAGGCCCTGGCGGTGTTGCGTCAGGGCAAGCATTCGGGAACACGGACCGCGTCATGTTCTGGGTCGGACCCGGGGGTATCGCGAGCCTCACCGCGTTCGGCGACGCCGAGAAGATCATCCGGTGGATCGGCCCAGGAGGCGTCGCCTCCGCCGTGGCGTTCGGGCAGGCCACCCTCCAGGCGCCCGGGGGGATCCTAACGCTCTACCCGTCCGGTATCGCGACACTCGAAACGTTCGGGGTCTCGGACCTGATCAGGAGACTCGGGCCAGCCGGGGTCGCTTCCGGCCAAGCGTTCGGGACAGCCGACGCGGTGCGATGGACCGGCCCGACCGCCATAACGTCGCTCACCGCGTTCGGCACCACGAAACTCCGTCGCATCCTCGGCGCCGTCGGCGTGACATCGGCGGAGGCGTTCGGACTCACCTACCTGAAGTCGCCGCAGTGGATCTGGGTCACCCCCGGACTCCCCACAGCCGAGGCGTTCGGCACGGCGAAGGCTGTCCGGTACGTCCGCGCCGTCAACATCCAGACCGGCGAGGCGTTCGGCACAGCGTTCCTCGTCGCCATCGTCCCCGGGACGGGCGGGCCAGGCGACGTCGGCGTGTCCGAGCAGGTCAGGTTCGACGTGGTCGTGATGGAAGGCGAGACCTACCTCGTGGCCGTCGTGGACGTGCCGCTCGGCGACCCGGGGGTCAGCGACCAGCCGCTCTTCACAGCGGCCGGCGGCGACGTGCCCTTGGGAGACATTGTGGTGTCGGAAAAGTTCGGAGGCTAGCCCATGGCGGCACCGCAGGGAGTCTCCCGCTACGACGTTCACGACCTCGTCCGGTTCATGGCCACCTTCGTGTCCACCGACGGACTCACGCCAGCGGACCCGAGCACAGTCACGTTCCTCCTCAAAGAGGCCAACGGAACCGTCGGCAGCTACCAATTCACAGGGGGCGCCGGAGGCGGTTCGATCACCCGGGTCGCCGCGGGCGCGTACGCGAAAGACGTCACGCTGAGCGTGTCCGGGTCGACGGTCTACCGGTGGGAAGGCACCGGCGGCGTCCAAGCCGCCGAAGAATGGAGCGCATTCGTCCTGCCGTCCTTCATCCTCTGATATGCCCGTTGTTGACGGGACGCTCGTCGCGAACTTCCCACTCGCCGTCGCCGAGCAGCACGTCGACTTCCCCGCTGTCCACAACCTCATCCTCACGGGTCGCGTCAAGACCGAGAAAGCCATCCAGCCGCTCGCGAAACGGTTCGCGGCGAGCGTCGCCCTGATCGGGTACGGCAACACGCAGATCGCCTATCAACTCGCAGATCGCATCAGCCATCAGCTCGAGGTGGTCGCGAACACCGGGGCTAGGCACGCCCGGCAGGAGATCACCAGCCTACGCGCAGCGAAGAAAGCACGCGCGGCTCTGACGATGCCGCCACCGGACACAAAGAAGTACCTGGGAAAGCTCGGCCCGGAAGAGCTCCGCCGACAACTACGGCGGCGCGCGTGGTTGGCCGCGGTGGCGATCGAGGACGCAGTCAACAAAGCAGCCAAGCAACCGGGGCTCAGCCAGGACGAACGTTTAGCCGCCCTCACCCTTGCCGCGCAGCGCGCCGCCCACAACGTCACGTTGGAGCTCGTCGGTGACGCCGTCAACGGCGGCCGCACACTCGGCGCCACCACGATGGCCAACCCGCCGGAGTTCGCGATGCGCTCGGAGCAACTCGATAAGGAGACCTGTGACCCATGCACCGAGGCGCACGGAACCATCGTCCAGGTCGACTCGAACGAATACTTCGCGACGCTGCCGCCCGCCTACTGTCTCGGCGGGGGGCGGTGCCGCGGGGTGATGGTTTTCGGGGACGGACCGGTGGATGTGCGTCAACCGGATCTGCTTGCGGCATGACCGAGTGGCGTCTCTACCTAGTCGCGTGCGTGCCCAGGACCAGCCCGAAGTTGGTGCTCAGGATCCCCGTCCACGCCACATCGCAGACACGGGCCGCGATCACCGGCCGGATCGTCGGGGAGATCACCATGTGCCGCCTTCACCAGCACCTCTACCACCCCAAGGAGCCGTTCGATGACTGAACGCAACACGCGCACCCACAAGGTCACCGTCAAGCAATCCTCGGACGAGGCGTTCGAGGCGTTGCGTGACACGCAGCCGTGGACAGCCAGGTGCTCCTGCGGCTGGTCGAGTGACCCACGCACGAGCGAAGAGCGCGCCGAGCACGAGGCGGCCGTGCATCTCGCGGAACAGGAGGCATAAATGGACACGTCGCTCCCCCGGTTCGCTGACGCCGTCGTGCTTGCGGCCGCTGAGATCGACAAGGACGGCCGCCAGTGGATCCAGGTGATGCCGACCGCCGACCAGGCGAAGAACGGCCCGTGGCTGTTCACGATCACCTCGGACGACCTAGGGGTCTTCGCGCAGTCGATCCGTGACAAGCCCGGCAAGATCCCCGTCGACTACGACCACGCCGACGGGTCCACGCGTGCGGCGGGTTGGTTCACCGGCGAGGCGAAGGTCGAGAACGACACGCTGCTGGCGCAGGTGCAGTGGACACCGAAGGCGCTGCAGGAAATCGCCGACGGTGAGTTCCGGTTCATCAGCCCAGAGTTCGACTTCGAGGAGAAAGACAAAAAGACCGGGCTCCTGACCAGGGCCAAGGAGATCATCGCGGCCACGCTGACGAACCGACCGTTCTTCAAGGACCTCGCCCCGGTCGCGAAAGACCTCCTTGAGTCCGACGAGGTCGACGCGATCGCCGACACATACGGCACTGAGGTCGCCGAACTTATCCTCGCCGCCCTGGGAGGAGATACCGAGAAGGTCAGGGCAGCCGCGGCTCAGCGGCTCCTGTCAAACGCCGGGGACACCCCGAGCGCCGACGAGAAGGAGAACGAAGAGATGGATTACCAGGAGATGTTCAAGGCGCTGGGCCTCGACGCCGACGCCGACCCGCAGAAGAAAGTCGCCGCCCTGCTCACCAAGCAGGCCGAAGACAACCTCGCACTGCAGGCCGAGGTCACCGAACTGAAGGCGAAAGACGGAGAGGTCGCGAAGCTCACCGAGCAGATCGAGGAGCTGCGCGTCAAGGACGTCCGCCGAGACCTCGAAGTCGTCCTCGCGAAGGCAGTCGACGACGGGCAGATATTCCCCTCGGAGAAGGACGACTACGCCGCCGTCGGCGAGAAGATCGGTGTCACCGAGCTCCGGTCGCTGATCGCGAAGCGCCCGAAGGGGTTCGCGCACAGCAAGGGGAAGGAGATCGGATCGGGCGGAACGAACCGGCCGACGTTCGACGACCCCGACACGACCGCGGTCGCGAAGAAGATGGGGATCGTCGGCGACGACCCCGTCGACGACCAGTCCGCCCGTGTCCACGCCCGCGCCGAGGAGATCCTGAAGGAGCGCGGCAAGACCACACCCACCTATGAGGACTGGGCCGAGGTTTACGAAGAGGTCCAGCGAGTCGGCGTCTAACGGCTAATTCCACTCACCGACTGAAAGAGAGAAACGATCAT